CGACGAACTCATTGAAGTCATCAACGCCGGGGGGGGGTTTCTCCCGCACAACCAACCCGCTCACGACTTACTCGAAGCAACAACCAGGGGTGAGGTGATAACACTGAACGAAGTCACGGCGAGGGATTTGAAAAGGCATAGATGTTACATGGCACTACTGAAAGAAGTCTATGGCTACCTGCCGCAGTCGTTTCAAAAGAAGGTTCCGCAGAAGCATTTCTACCAATTCGTCAAGCACGTTCAGGGAAAGTATAAGGTTTTGTTTTCCTTTAAGGACGGAACCCGCATGGTGGAATACGAAAGCATCAGCTTTGCGAAAATGTCAGAAATCAGGTTCCGGCAATACATCAAAGAACAGATGCCGTTTATATACACTGAAATTATCGGGGCTTTTTTTGAGGGTGAAATTTACAACAGCATTATCGATACTATTGAAGAGAATTTTGAGAAGTTTTTTTTGAGATTGTGAACTAAAAATTAACTAAATGAAAGCAACTTACAAATGCCCCAAGTGTGGGTGCGAAATCGAAAGAGAAATTGACTGCGGGTATGAGGAGTACCGCAAGTTAGAAAACTGCCCGAAGTGCGGACAATTATTTGCCGTCACACTATCGCTAATGGCAACAGTATACACACTTCAACAGTACAGTAGCAAGATGAATGAAGAAGCTGAAAAGGAGATGAAGAGCAAAGTCGCTGCAATGGATACTGTGGCGAAAATTACCCGCAGGCGGAAAATTCAAGGAGTACCGAGAGGCAAGACAATGAAAACTGTTTATTCAATGGTGAAACCAAATGATGATTATTTGCCATACGGTGTACAGGTGTCAGCAGGTGCTTTCAGTGTCAATCATGCACACTTCAGAGGCAAGTTGATTATTCGTGCCAACCAATATAATGAACACAAAAAAAGCAATGATTCGCCACTGACATGGCATGAATGGGTTGTTGCTAATTGTGCCGGTGCAAAAAATCGAGAGATTGATTGAAAAAAGGCAGACGCACAGAAAATTGTTGACAAAAATTACACAATCATGAAAACAATAACACTTCTTTTGATGACATTGATGTCGCTTAGTCTTCACGGGCAGGCAGACACGACTATCTATTGTGAGATAGAGATGACCCCCAAACCATTGGGTAAGGCCAATGAGTTTGTAATCACAATTGACTCTGGGCAAATCGTAACCAGGATAAAACCCTGCGAGTTCACGAAAACAGTCGATGTCCTTAATTACATGGAATCAATCGGCTGGGAGTTAATTCATGTGTTTACAGTTACATCTGCGGAATCTGTAAGCAAAGGAACTGGATCACGACATTTTTTACTGCGGAAAAAAAAGAAAGTATTTGCAGATTAAATAAATGTACTATATTTGTCTTAAGATTAAAAACAGCTACAATGAATAAAGAATCTTACATTTTCAAAATAGCCCCTCCCGGGTTGGAGTGCCACAAGGTTTTCGTAGCTGTTTTCCTTGTGGCTTCTCTTTTCCGGGAGTGCGGCTTTTGCTTGGGAGGGCAATAATATGAGTAAAGACCCCGCCTTTTTAATGTACCCAAAAGATTGGCTTAGTGGCACGGCGGAATATATGCCAGCCGAAAAAGGAGTGTATATTGACCTGTTATGCCACCAACACCAAAAAGGAGATTTGCCGGCAGATATTGATAGGTTATCCCGAATGGTTGGATTAAGTAAAGATGATTTTATTCCTATTTGGGGTGTGATAAGTGGCAACTTCGAGCAAATGGATAACCGTTTGGTTAACCGTAAACTCAGGCGGTTGATGGATGAAAGAAGCGAAAAGGGGAAACTCAACACAATAACTGGTACGTTTGCCGGAATGTTAAGGCTTGGAAATTACCCGAAGGCTGAATATACGCACCTGAGAAAACATTTTAAGCCTTCGGATTTTATGATATATGATAAGGATGAAATAACCGTTCGGTTAACCGAATGGTTACATAAATGCTTAAAAAGCATTGGAAATGCAAATGAAGATATAAGTATAGATATTAAGGGTAATATACTTACTATAGAAGAGAGGCAGCAAAACTTTAAAAACGAAATAGAACAAATTGCAGAAAGTAAAAAGTACAGTATTGATATGCTGACTTCGTTTTATGCTTATTGGAGTGAACCGAATCGGGCAAAGACTAAAATGAAATGCGAAATGCAAAAGACATGGGACACGGCCAGACGACTAACGACGTGGGCAAACAATGATAAAAAGTTCAAGAGATGAAAGCGACGTTCAAGAAATACAAGTCCTACGGGTTAGCTTGTTTGCCGGTTCAAAAAGATAAAAGCCCGTTTAATGTCACGGGGTGGAAAAGTGGAGTCGATGAAGAGTCGTCTTACAATAGCTGGGGAATTGGTTTGGTTTGCGGCCTTATGTCTGGGGGTCTGGAATGTATTGACTTTGATAACCATTTTGGCGACGCACAGCAGAGAATAAGCGAGTTTATTCAGTGCGACGAAATAAAGCCCTTATACGACAAACACAAATTCCCGATTGAAAAGACGATGAACGGCGGTTATCATTTGCTATATCGCTGTGGTAGTATTGAGGGAAACAAGAAGCTCGCCCGCCGTCCGGTGTGGAAAGAAGAGAGGAGGAGATTCGAACCAGATGTAATAATTGAAACACGTGGCGAGGGTGGGTACTTTGTATGTGCGCCGTCACCGGGTTATAAGTTGGTTCGGGGTTCGTACGCGGATATTCCAGTAATATCTCCAACAGAAAGGAAATTAATATTCGAAGTTTGCCGGAGCTTTAACGAATGGAAGGAAAGAGAAATTACCAGACCTGAAGAGGCAAAAGAAAAACCTGGAGATATTTACAACCAGAAATCAGAGGCTATTGATGACGCTATACGGTGCTTGAAGGGCGAGGGATGGACAGAAGTAACCCCCGGTAAGTGGAGGCGGCCAGATAAGAAAGACGGCATATCCGCTACTTTTGGAAAAGTTGCGCCAAATGTATTCTACAACTTCAGCTCGTCGGCTTATCCTTTTGAGCCGGAGACAGCATACAAGCCTTTTCAAATTGTTGCGCTCTTAAAACATAACGGCGATTTTTCGGGATTCGCAAAAGAGCTGGCAGAGAAATATACCGACATTGTAAAAGACACTAAGCCCGAAAAGAAGAAAAATGAGGTATTTTCAAAGGATCAGTTAGATGACGTTCTGCGAAAGTCATATATTGATTTGGAAGTAAAAGAGGTTCGCCCGCCGGTTATTATGGAAATCAAAAACGGATTCGATTGGCAGAGGCTTTTTACTTTGGGTAACTTTTCGGCTATTACCGGAAAGGGCAAAAGCAAGAAGTCTATGTTGTGTTCGCTATTTGAAGCGGCGGCGGCAAAAAACGGAATCGTAGAAAGCAAGTTTAGGGGTATTCTTCCGGGGGGCAAAAAGATGGTTTTGAGATTTGACACCGAGCAAAGCCGATACGATGCATGGGCAACAGCAAAAAGGGTACAACAACTAACGGGGCTTGATTTGCCTAACTACGGAAGTTTTGATTTGAGGGAATTTGAACCGATGCAGAGATGTGAGATAATTGAACACGCCCTGATAAAATTTGGTACTATTGCCGGATTAGTTGTCATTGACGGAATAGCGGATCTTGCAAAAGCAATAAACGATGAAGAAGAGGCTACCCGTGTGGGTTCGTTTTTAATGCGACTGACAAAGGTTCACAATATCCACATAATTACCGTAATTCACCAGAATAAGGGCGACAACTTTGCAACTGGACACTTGGGCTCGATGATAATAAAAAAAGCCGAGGCCGTGATTGGAGTTGAAAGAGATGTGGATGATAGAGTAAAGAGCATAGTCACTAACGACAATATGAGAGGTGCAGCCGACTTTGATGATTTTTGTATGAAGATAGAAGAACATTTACCGAGAATAGATCATGACTACAACCCGAAAAGGAAAATTAAGGACATTTAAAGAGTCCTACAAACACGCCGCCGCCGTTAAGGTTTTAGCTGGCTGGTTAACAGACGACTACCGTGTAGAGGTTGAAAAGTACCTCGGCTCTGATTTGCCGTTCAAGCCTGATATTGCTGTTTATACCTATGACAGGCTCGACGCTATTTATGAGGTCGTACATATGTGCGCTGTTGACGGTAAAAAGCTGGGCCGGATTCAATATTTTGCCTATCTTCAAGGCATAGAATTTCTCTGTCATGAAGTCAGCGCAGAGTGGATTTTAACGCAAACCGAAAAGCCCAAAAGAATACTAACTGAATTTACTTTTGAGATATGAAAAAGCACGTTAAAATATACATGGACTATTTCGGCTATGGCGAGCAGGATTACATCCCTTGTGAACGGTGTATGAGCAGCGCCAATGACATCCATCACATCAATTATCGAAGTCGAGGTGGTGAGGATGAAGTGAAGAACCTTATTGCATTGTGCCGCAAATGTCACGATAAAGCCCATGCAGAGAAAATTAAACCCTCCGAACTTCAGCTAATACACGGTTATTTTACCGCTGGGGTGCGGAAAGTATTTGGAAAATAAAACCTATAATCATGAACTCAATCACAGTAAGAAAGCCCAAAGTAGCCGCAATAGAGACTACGTACACGACTACGGTAAGAATTGACGGCAATGATCATGCCTTTGTCACACGACATCACAGGCGGGTTGAATCACCTCGAAAATCGGGTATACTTGAAACCTATCCCCGGCACAATTCAGGCCGGAATTGGTTTCATCGTTTGTTCGGCTTGTTTCCTTCCAACAGGCTGACAGATGAGGAAATAAATACAGCAAAGATTGCTGTTGAAAATAAAATTGCGGAATTGTTGTAATATATTTGTTTTATTGCAGGTTTGTTTTTAACTTGCGGGTATGAAATATAGAGAGATGGAAAAGATTATCGAACACGAAGGAAAGAAGTACAGGGTGGTAGACGACGACATTAGTATTTGTATGGCATGCTGTTTTTTCGATGATGATATTCATTGGAATTGGGTAATGTGTCGTGATCATGAAAAGAAAGGCTTCCCGCCTTGTTATATTAATAACTGCCACTTTGAGCTTGTAGAAGAAACTAACCAAAAAGAATAAGGAGATGGAAACAATTAGAGAAACCAAGTATTTGTTTTTTGTGGCCGAAACTATTCCCGGCAGACTGGCTAAAATAATCCACGTGGTTAATAGATCATCTGAAAGCACAATAGCAACTATTGAATGGTATAGTTCATGGAGGCAATACTGCTTCATGCCTAATCCCAATACAGTATGGAATCCCGAGTGCTTAAAGTCTGTGAATGAAGTCATTTCTATTTTAATGGAACAGAGAAAGTCAAAATTATCTAACCCCTAAAGGCTATGGAAAAGAAATACAAATTAACCGAAGAAACAATCAATGTATATGGCGTAACTCTGTATAGAATTGAGGCTATTATTTCGTTTGGTAACGTGTCTGCCGGAGAAAAGGGTGGATATATCCAGAAAGAAGAAAACCTGTCTCAATTCGGCGATGCATGGGTATACGGCGATGCAAGGGTATACGGCGATGCAAGGGTATACGGCGATGCAGAGGTATACGGCGATGCAAGGGTATACGGCGATGCAGAGGTATACGGCGATGCATGGGTATTCGGCGGTGCAAGGGTATTCGACGATGCAAGGGTATTCGGCGGTGCAAGGGTATTCGACGATGCAAGGGTATTCGGCGATGCAAGGGTATACGGCGATGCATGGGTATACGGCGATGCAGAGGTATACGGCGATGCAAGGGTATACGGCGATGCAGTCATTAAAAACAAAGGTTGTGAATCACCAAAATCATACCTTACCATTGGGCCTGTCGGAGACAACAGATTCATTACGATTGAAAAATCAGTCAGCATAATCAATGCAGGGTGTTTTTCAGGCACTATTAATGAGTTTGAGCAAGCCGTAAAAGATAAATACGGAGACGAAAGCGATTACTATCCTGTAATAGAGTTTTTCAAATCAATCTTATAGGCTATGGAAAAGAACTGTAAAAACGCAGCAACAGAATTAGAAAGAAATTGGCCGGAAGACTATCTGCACGAAAACGGATGTTATCAGAACAAATGCAAAATTTGCGGCAGTTTCTTTTTAGGGCACAAGCGCAGACCTGTTTGTAAGGTGTGTTTTAATGCTGCATCTGCCGACATCTCCCCCGACCTACCTACCGACAAAGGAAAGAGATAACCAACAAACAATATTATGACAGCATTTGAAAAAACAGCAAAACAGTTCGATGTAACAGTCGAAGAACTGCAGGGTAAATCAACTTACATTCCCCTGCCCGATGCAAGGCATACGCTTTGCATGGCCCTTTTTCGCAATGGCCACACGAATAAAGCCATTGAGAGACTTCTCAATTACAATCAATCCCGTGTAGCGCAGTCACTGAGAATCGCACGGGCAAAGATGAAGGAACCCAAATTCGCAGTAGGTGTTTACAAGCTGCAGAAAAAACTGAAAGATGAGTCAGAAAGCTGAAATAAGGCGGTACCTGGAAAAGGGCAAAACCCTGACCCCGATGCAGGCACTGGGGTTGTTTGGCTGTTTTCGTCTGTCGGCCCGGATAAAGGAATTGAGAGAGGATGGCCATTCAGTCATCACCCGCATTGTGACAACAAAGTCCGGTAAGCGAATAGCTGAGTACCGGATGCCTCTTTTTAACCTGACGTGCAGTGTTTGCGGTCAGGAGTTCAGGAGTGATGTTACCGGTGTTGCGCCGGAGTTATGCGGTAAATGCTTTCAATCATGAGTAATATGTATGTCGGAGTTAAGACATGGAATCCCCTCGGCGGCGAATGCCCTCATAAATGCGGGTATTGCAGCACAAAAACAATGAGTCGGTTTCCTGTTGTGGCTGAGAAATATTCCGGACCACTCAGACTTTATGTTGATGTTTTAAGAAAAGGACCCGGATGTGAGGGCAAAAGGGTTTTTGTTGCTGCTCAGAATGATTTATTTGCCCGTGAGGTTCCTGCTGATTGGATAAGAGAGGTTTTGCATTATTGCCATACATGGGATAATGAATACTTATTCCAAACCAAAAACCCTGCACGCCTTCATCAATTCATTGGCCTGTATCCGCCAAATTCGATTCTCTGCACAACTATTGAAACAAACAGGTCTTACCCTCAGATGGGTAAAACTGTTAGTATGTACGACAGGGCGATTGCGATGAACCAATTAATCGGGGTCAGGAAATGGATAACGATTGAACCAATTATGGATTTTGATTTAGAGGCCTTCTGCAATCTCGTTGAAATATGCGGAGCGGATCAGGTCAATATTGGAGCTGACAGTAAGGGACACAACTTAATTGAGCCCTCATCTGAGAAGCTAAATGCTTTGATTGTACGATTAAGGCAATCAACAAACGTTGTATTGAAAGACAACCTAAAACGACTGTTATGAAAATCCTACTCACCATATTATCGGTTCTCGGCATGATTGCCTCGTGGTTTGTGCTGATTATATTCTGGGCGTGGTTTTTGAAGAATTTTTACATAAAGTGGAAGCGATGACAGCCCTGATAATCGCAGCAGTACTCGCCTTCATTGCCTATTTCCTTCACCGGGCAAAGAAGATAAAAGAAAGCAATGACGCTATCTACAGGCGGCAGTTGTGGGAGGTGAGGGAGAGAAATAAACCTTAAATACTTTCAGCCTATGGAAACAGTTTAAAAAAACCGGTTCGACTAAAGCCCCTTCGTGGGGCTTTTTCATTTCAGCCGAATCAGCAAAAATATCAACAGCGCAATCAATTCGCCTATGACAATCCACATAAATACCTTGTAGATTTTCGGCACAAATTTAATCGGATGGGGTGTAACTGTTACTTTCTCGTATTCGTTTCGCCAGAAATAAGCCTCTCTAAGGGCTTTTTCCAGCCTCAGGGTTATCGTAGTATCTCTTTGGGTGAGATAAAGCCTTAGTACCCCGTTTCTGTTGACGTACGCAAAAGATTCAGCCAGCTCTGTACTGGCAAAAACGGTATCAGGTACAAAAGTGGGTGGAAATTCAGGGCAGGGAATGAAAATTGAATCAACAACTGTCTTTCCGGGAAGGGTTATCATGATAGTGGTGTCACGAAAGATTACACTATCCCTCCGCTCAACAACCTTAATAGTGTCGGTTGTGGGTGGAAATTTCTGCAAGCACTTCTTGTAAGTGACGCATGATGGTAGCATAACTACCACGCAAAGTATTAATAACGCTCTCATAGTTGTAAAATAAAGCTGGGAGGCCGCACAGTGGCGGCTACCCAGCAGTCAGATTACCTCCCAAATGAAGCATTATTATCATTCGAGACATCATCAACTCCAGAAGCCTTAGTCTTTCCCGGAGTTCCTTTCTGCCATCCCGACACCCAGCATAAGCCGAAGCCGAGAGCAAATCCTAAAATAAAACCAGCAAGTGCCATATAAATAGAATTAAACAATGATATCAACAGGCAGATCAGCAAATACAGATCCAACTGTTACCCGTATGACCGCAGTAGCCCAGCTACCCGCCCCTTTCAGATTCATTTGAACAGTCAAGCTGTCCCCATTACCTCCGCTCCCTGTGAACGAACTTATTATATTGTCGGCGTCGCTTATTTTTGCAGCCGTCCAATTATGCGAGCTTGTAACTACAGTGCTGTCAGATAATCCGTCGGGGATATTAAGAGCCGCAGGATTTAGCGACACACTATAAGCTACAGCATCTATTCCGTTGAACTTAGCAAATGTTATCCTCTCATTCAGTGCAGCGATATCGCCCAGTGCAATGTCGTTTATTTTAACAATTACTGTCATACTTCGATAACATCAAATGAGGGATTAAAATATAAAACTGTTTCAGCAAGGGCAACGCCAACTCTCTGAAGCCTGTCACCACTACCCGCTACCGGTGCTGTTGTCAGATCGCCTGTTGTTGTGCTGACATATACAGGCAACCCCCCGTCAAAACTCCATCCACTATTAACAATTACACCCAGTAATAATATTTTTTTATTACTACCAGTACCGGTTTCCAAAGCAAGACCCGTGCAGGGAAAATAACTCCCGCTATCGGCATCGAGTTCACGCCAATCACCATCTCCATCCACGCCAAGAGCCGAGCCAAAACCATACGAATTACTATCAACATCACCAAGTACAACCAAACCTTCATAGTCGCCATTTGAACCGCCATTCATTATACTGATGTTTTTGCCATTCAAATCCAGGTCGCCACCAAGCACGGGAAGTGTATAGCTCATAGCGTCAATGGCCGTTCTCATATTTGCAGCCGAAAGCGCCGAAATACTATTATCAGCATTGATACGGATAAATGTAACAGCAGACGGATTCGTTAAATCTACAAGCGCCTGCCCGACAGTAGAAGCGTTTGTTATCCATGACGGCCTGCCTGTTATATCTACCCATGCCACTGACCCTCCCCCTGAAAGTTGTGTCGTAGTGCTTTCTGTTGTCTTGCCATCTATGGTCGTTAGTGGTATTTCGAGGAAATCAATATCAAACAAAGCGTCGAAGATGACTTCTCTAAGATGCAGAGTCACCCAGCTGTGGCGGTAGGACTTTTCAAAGCTGACAATGTTGTATGATACGCCGTTGTATGTTATTGTGTTTATTGGCGTTATCGCTGCCGCCGAATCTTTGACATTCAACACTAAGTATTCGCTATACTCTTTCCTTGTGCAAAGATAATTCAGAGCCTTGATTCTCAATAGCGGCATTTCATCAGTACTGCCATACCTATCCCACTGTGATGTGTTCGCAGCAGAGTAAACAATGGCCGCTAAATCGTTAGTACCAGGGCTGTCTCCGAAATACAATTCCCTGTCTTCTTGTATTTTTTTCCCGTCGCCGGTGCTGCGATAATACCTGTCGAATGTTATATCACTATAAGTGTCGTCACCAACAGCAACAACTTTTGTCAAACTCACGTCCTTGATATACGCATCCTCACTGTATGCACCTGCGGCAGACGGCGACTCAAAGAACTCCATTATGATATTATAATTACCATCTTCGGTGACTCTGAATACTTCATCCCGTGGCGATTCATACAGCTCCCATTGTGGAATAATAGGTATTTCAAATGTCGTACTATTACCACTTGGCTTAACGACTGTTATTTTCATCGACGGGAACTTGTCGAACTCGCCGAGCATATCCGCTGACTTGCGCTGGAATTTTAAATTAATGTAATCATTGTCAGTGACTTTTGTCAGCCCAAATGTAGAGGTAAGTGTAACCTCCCTGCTTCCGACGTTATTATTGGTTATATAACAATGCAATAATGTGTCGCCGTCTTCACTGTCGGGATCATCGGGGGTAAATCCGGATAAATCCCACGGCCCTGCCCCGGAGAAATCGTCAAGATCGGCAACAAGCTCCTCCCCCATGTTGCGATTAAGTAGCTTGTAGCCTATTTGCTTTACGGAAGGAATAAGCGATAATTCGGCATCACGACTAAATTTCATCGAATCCACACTAACGGCATCCGTAGCGGCTGCTTTAGATTGAAATGCCAGGGCCCAATTATATGTATAATTCTCGCTATCCCTCTCGTAGATATTTCTTATCCGATATTGCCCTCCCCATTGCTGAAGTGTACAATCAAAAGGTGCAAGGACTTTCTCGATAACAGTTAAGCAGTTGTCGACATCTGTCTTTCCATTCTCTGTCTTAAAGAATCTCCTGCAATCGAGAGTCGTATCGGCCAGTGCGTTTTCATTTGCACCCATTCCGTCAGGTTTGGTTCCCAACTTAACGACAAAATTATATTGAAACTGGCTGTCTGTGTCGAGATTTGAAAGGCATTGTTTGATTATAGCAAGAGGAGATAGTTTTCCGGTGACAATATTCCCTGAGTTGAGAAACTCAAAATCCGACAAGTCCTTAAGCGCATCTGTAGCCGAAAGATAGATATGTAAATTACTTTCAAATACAGATTTATACATACTCTCAGGCTGAAGATATCCCTGCCACAAAAGAGTAGAGGTGTCGTCGTCATAGAACTTAACGATATGATCCCGGTATTCGCTTTCAAAGAGTTCATCATAAGCGGCTTCATTGGCTCGCTTTTTCAGGACAAACTCAAAAGTACACTCACTGCCTATTACGATCTTCTCTTCTTCCCTCTCGGAAGATAGTGTTCTTATCTGAAGTGGATCTGCACCCATTTTATCGGGAACCACCACGGCCCCGCCAGTTTCAGACAAGATATCAACACGATAAGTCTTGGTTACACCGACTCGCTGAAATTTCTTACTGTATTTAACTGAAAACGCCATTAGAATTTCCTTTGATTACCGGTTGCTCCTTCATTCAAAATAAAAAGTAAGTCCCCTCTCGATACCCTGCACGTCAGCCTACCACTACCTCCTACCCCCATCTGTGCGAGTTGAGCTGCCGTACCAATGTACTCCGGATTACTTGCTGATATGCCCGGGGCCTCACCTACCACAGCAAGCGATGGGCCTGAAACAGCACCACCGGCAGCGAATGAGGGGACCAATGAATTAAATAGTGCAACTGTTGCACCTGCAGCTACACCTGCTGCTATTAAACCCAAAGGCCCTGTTCCTGCCCATATTTTAACCTGTGATGCAACAGCTTCAGCCAAATAAGCAGATATAACCTTCTTGGCCACATCAACAGACGCTCTCGCAAAGTCTTTAACTGACTTTACACCCTGAAATGACGAAGACACAACGGCGTCGCTAAACGCCATTGCCGCTTGTTGTGCGGCAGTATAAGCCTCTGCCGTGTGAGCCAGTCCTGTATATAATGCCTTAGTATCTATCTCTGGAGCAATAGATATTCCTCTTGAATTTAATTTGTCAAACGCCGATATTACCCGCTCGATACCTTCAGCATATTCCTCTACGGCAACAGCGGCTGATTCAACGGCTTTAACTTCAGATGTTTCAATGAGCTTTATTTTGGGCCGCTCCTCCATATTCTTTTTGAGCTTATCCCAGTTCTCAGAAATATCTTCAGTAAACTCAAGGGCATTGTCTTTTATCGCTGCAAATGCCTCTTTAGCGTGTGTTTTTATATCGCCCCAGTTGCCCGTGAAAACATCGCGTATAACTTGTCCCAATCCAACAAATACCTCGACTATATTCTTGACAGTCATTTTGATGAAATCAAAGACGCTGCGAATACTGAATTTGATACCCTCAACTGCAACCCTTACAGCCGTTGATTCATTGTATAAATCAATGAAATAATTGATGACATCAACAATAGGCTTCTTTACCTTCCCCAATCCCTCGGCCGCACGTGTCATGCCCTGAACTAACCTTTTGAGAAAGTCGTTGAATTTACTCCCGGCCGTGAAAGCAGATGACAAGGTGTTGACAAATACCTTCCATGCCCCCTGAAGGGTGTCAACTCTTTTTTCCTGCTGCTCGTATGCTACATTAGTACCAGTTACTGCTTCGGTGTATTTGGCGAATTTCTCCCTGTTTGAAACAAGGATAGAGGCTGCCTGCATATTGCGAAGCCCGAACATCTGCACCATCTCAGCAGCACTGAGATTAGCATTGGCGAGATTATCGAGAGCGGTTTTCATTCCCACTACTTTGGGATTGAATTGACTCGCTCCCTTCTGAAGCAATAAAATAACGTTACGCAACTGGGTGCCTGACTCTGCTCCTGCTATTCCTTTCTCAGCAAGTGTTTCAAGCATCCCGACTGTTTCTTCCAAGGATATGCCCGCAAGATTAGCGGCAGTACCCATTGCCAATATGCCATCGGCAAGCCCAGGGATTGCTTCAGCACCTTCCTTACTACCTGCTGCCAAAACATTTATTACCCTCCCCGCCTCGCTTGCCGGAACATTAAATTGGTTCATCGCTCTTGCGAGAGCTTCTGTTGCTGTCGGCAATTCAAGTCCGGCTGCTTCAGCCAGCACTACAGCTTCTTTAGTTACAGCTGCGAGCGCTTCCTTGTTTTTCAACAATTCAGGGCGTGCCGATCCCATCAACTCAAAAGCCTTAACAGCTTCGGCAGCTGATATAGTTGTTATCTTTCCTATCTGCCTTGCCTGTTCGCCATAAAACTCAAGGTCTCTGCCTGTGGCCCCGGTGATAGCAGATAAGTTAGCAAGCGCCTGATCAAACTCAGCCGTTAGCCCGATAATTTTTTTAAAGCCCTGGAAAATTTTATGAAAAGCAAACACGCCAGCGACCATGCCGCCAACTTTCTTCATCATCTTTCCAAACCCCTCGGACTTCTTCTGTACCTCATCAGTCTTTCTCTTGAAATCCTTGTTGTCGGCGGTGTATTCCGCCCTGATTTCCTGCTTGCTCATCAGTTCTTTAATTTACCGTATCTTCTCCAAATCTCATCCAGTTCAGCTTCTGTCATCTCCTTCGGCTTTGACTGCCCTATAGGCATATAGGTGTCTATACCGGGAGGGAACTTAGCACCCTTGCGCCATACCTCGTATGCTATCTGCCTGAACTTCAGCCATTGCTCCTCATCCTTTTTTGAGTAACCTTCAAAAAGTCGCTCTATCTGCGCAAACGACAACCTCAGCAGCTCATCTTCCGTCACTCCGGCTTGCCATCCTGAGATAAAGAGTTCACGCCAGCTGGTACTTTTTTTTTATCGTCCCCGCCCTTTGGCTGAGTAGATAACATCACAGCCAACATCTCGTCCCATTCTTTTTTGGGCATCGTCGAGACGAACTTCTCAGTCGCCGATAGAGTCAGCAAGTCCTTCCGCCTGCGCCACATCTGGTACGAGCGGTGAGCTGACCACACCCACAGCGATGTATACTCCGCCTTGGGAATAGTGTCAAGCTCATCCAACTCAATACCTTTGTGCTGGCACATGAGAAAGACAGCCAGCGCATCAAATCGAAACCCGATGGTGCGCCACCTTCTCCTTAACTCCAGCATCATGATACCTCACCCGTTCCGATGAACGCCGCTGAGAACTGCACGTATGAAGCACCTGTGCCACCTGAAGGATTCAGATTGGTGAGGTACCCAACACCTGAATAATCGACGCCGCTCTCAAGCTCGCACCTGAGCGTAAGCGGTGTCTGATTCAGGTAAGCATCCATAACATCATCGAATCCTGCACCGACTGCGGCATTGTTATACCACGCCGTGGTATCTACATTCCACCTGTTCAGCGTCGGCAGGTTTTCTGCCCAATCCCCGGAATCAGCGTCAGTCACCTCTTCGGTGTCAGTGACGAAATTCATCGAAACCTCGGTAGTGTGCGCCAGCAAATCACTTCCAAGGTAGAGTCTTACGTTGTAACCTTTAATCTTTGCCATTGTTTAATTGTTAATTGTGAATACTAATCTTCATCTATAAGGGTTGATATTGTCAGTAATTTTCTTATCGTTGTTTTTGTGCCATCGTATTCGGGCTGATAATTCAGCGAAACAAAATAACAGCCGTTATCGGTAAAGCCTGTCATTGATATATGTTTGGCCCTGTCTGCTGTCGTCACTCCCTTGGTTATCAGCCTCTGCATGATAATCGTCATAATGTCATCGCTCTGCTTGCTGCCGAAGTTGCCGGGATCACCGATATGAGACGTAGTCACCATTATATCGGTTGTAACGACCTGAACAAAAACATCGTCGTCTCTTTCGTAGGTACTTGACATATTCAGTACCTGTACATACGGAGTCTCTTTTTCGGCTTCGGCGTATTCGCATACAACCAAGTTAGTACCGTTATATGTTAACGCCCTGAGTGCCGATACAAGCCCTTTGCGATATTCGTAGAAACAATCTTTCATGCCAATTTTTTTAACCTGTTTTCGCAGTCTTTAACGAACTTCTCCCTGTGGATAAAAAACGCCGGGTAAAGGTAAGGGCGTGCGGGGAGGTTAACGTCTCTTATTCCTTTGCCTTTAAATTGCATTGCATAGTCTTTTAGTTCGGTTGGTACCACTACCTTACTTCCTGTTCCGAATTCCACAAACGGCGCATAATCAGCCCTAACCACTACTTCTCCGTTTTTGCCCCTGTGGTAGGGACGGATGCTTGATTTTAATCCTCCCTTATCAACTACAACAAACATCTTCGCAGCCGCAGAAGTATTGCGCACGGCCTGAGCAACAGCCTTTTCGATTTCCCCATCAAGCTGCTGCTGGATTTTGCGAATCTTCGCATTCCATTTACGATTGTCTATCTGTAACTTTATTCTCACTTTTGCAGGTGAATTTAGTGTAATGTTTGTCAATCTCTGTCGACACTATCGAAAGCCATATATCTCCATAAATGCCTTCGTATTTTATCAGGTACTTTCTGTCGGGGACTCTTTCAAAATCACTTCTCACCCAGACAACAAATCCTTGGGTGCCGTGCATCTGCTGAAACGTCATACCCATCATCCCCCCCATAGGCTTAACATTACCCCACAAACGAGCCACTTCAACAGGTGTAGAGGGTGTTTTTCCCCCGGCCCCATCATCAACAGAAGCCTCAGAATATAGTATCAGCGCATCTTGTAATTTCATGGCTGTCGGCTGTTTAGCATTATCTTTTTCTTGATCTCTGCAGGCAATGGTGCAGCGGGATCGTCTATGTCGTACCAGAACTTAATCAGATCTGTGATAAGTCGTTTAATGTCCGCCGGTGTCTCCGTAAAGCCCCCGGTGTATTCGTGTACGTACACTTCGTTAGTTGTATCCTCGGTTACTGTCAAATCAGCAACCGGACCAAAAGGCAACTCATCTTCTTCAAGTTCATCCTCATCCGTGACCTTTAATTCTCTTTCCAGAACTGAGATATCACAGGCTTTTTCCACGTACACACGGGCGTCTGTGATAAGCCTCGACAACTCATCATCGTGTCCGGTGCCGGTTATCTTCAGTGCGGCTTTAACCTCTGGTAGGGTTACCGGTTCCTGCACTATATCTGTTACTATCTCTATTTTCATATCTCTACCATTATTGGTTCGTTTGTTTCTTCACTGATTAATTTAACGTGACCAAGTGTAAGCAAATGATAATATGCGGATTTGCTTATCCTTCGCCTCTCACCTTCCTTGTACAAGCGGCAATAATTGCGGGTAAATTCCACCTCGACTTTTTCTTTACTGCGCTCAATGTCCAATGCCCGCATTTCTTTTACTCCTTTAAGTCTTGCGACTATATCTTCAGGTAACCCTATGCCGTCAATAGTCATTGTCGTAGATAGCCACGGCAGCTTGGGTTTGTCAAATCCCCTCCTGCGGGTAAGGCTGACGATGTTCATCCCTGTAGTTGCTACACAAGGATAATTAGTCTCATCAACATATTTGTCATTAACGTAATTTATCATCCACGAATGTATGCCTTTGTTGATTTTAGGATCAGGCATTGAGCGGATAATCTGAGTCCGAACAGCGATATTGAATCCGGTTTTCCATCTTTTCTCAGTGGCTACGTAATCATATAGCATCATCTTCCTGTCGGGGATGTTATAATGCCATGCGTAGCGGGTGTCATACCAAGGCTTATCGCCAATGAGTTCCATTGTCCTTTGAATCCTCAGAGGATGAGTATAATCGTCGCTGTCGTGAAGAATAAGCACTTCACCTCTCGCCTTTGCCGCTATCTCTTTCCATTTCGTTGACAAGTCAACTTTATAGCCTTTGTTGATGTAAACAATTCTCTGGCATCCTGCTGCCTTTAATCTTACAGCGTATTCATTTATGCCATCAACTCCCACGGGGCGGGGACTGGGGCATTCAAAAACTATCAACTCCCAGGGGAATGATGTCTTTTGCCGACACAAAGATTCAATACTCAACCAGTATATATCGGCATTGTTCCACGTCGGGGTACCAACACTTACAAGTCCTTTTTCTATTCCCACCTGTGAAGTTATTATCTCTGCAGGTGGTACTTTGCCGTGATTGTTTTTTTTGCCCTGAGTGCCGGTGAGTAATTTATCTACCCATTTAACTTTTAGTTTTTTACTCAGTGTGTCGATGACATGAAAGTCCCCCATCCTGCGAGCTTCCCACGGTACAGGCAAATGCTTGCTGTGAAATGCAAAACCTATTCCGGATATTTGACCAGCCTTGATAACTTTTTTAAAGTATGTATCGTTGGGTACTATCTGCTCACCGATTTTCACTCTCCACAGAAGTAACTGATCCTCATTTTCAATTTCATTCATTATTTCTGCCGCAGCACCGGGATGCAAGAACTTATCGTCGTCATCGAGATACATCACCCATCCGGTTTTAACGTGCTTTGCCAAGTCGTTGAGATGGAGATTCCACGGCAACCAGTTACCTGATTTGCGGGTGAGTTTAATAGCAGGATGATAATCACAAATCACCTCACTACCGACAATGTGATTCACTGCCGGGTATGTCTGAGATTCTACGCTCTCCCTACAGGCGGCAAACGAATTCGGTCTTTGGAACGTCCGTGTCAGGACGTTAAGAACCGGAGCTGTCGCTCTCTCGCTTATCCAGTTATGATCGGTGTCATAAAGCCTCATGTTGCCGACTTTCTTGATGTTCTTGCCCTTCATCCGGGCGTTAGTGACTGTATTCTCGTGTTGCACCCATTTAACAAAGCCTTTGGGAATCTCGAATACCTTTTGCCCATATTGATATAACTGGCCGTGAGATCCCTTGTAAATGGGGTGTATGGGGCTTTTCTGGCAAAGTGTCGAGAACATACTTATCCTTCTGTCATGATAAGGGGCTATCTCAATTATTTTCTGCGACGGCCATTCCTGCTTTACCGGTTGAGCGTGGATAACAAAAGAATCGTATTTATCTTTGTTTTCAAAGTATATTTTCTGAATTTCTTCGATATACCCCGGAGCCATCCAGTCGTCGATATCGTGACGTGTCTGAATCGTGTAACCTTCTTTCTCGGCTACTCCCCTGAACTCTTCTATACCTCCGGTGAAAGACGTGAAATCAATGCCTAATCTTTCACGCACATAATCGATGTGTTCAGCCTTTAAAAGAATGCCAAACTCAAACGCTTTACAAGTCTGCGATTTAAGAGCAGGTACAAGTACCTTGACTGACACATCAAGGTACTTATCCATAAGCTCAACACTGTCGAACCAAAGTCGTGATATTACGAGATGCTTAACCATTCCAAATCAAATCCTTGTGGCTGCACCATACAATTTCTTACTCTTTCAGCAAGTAACTTGTCGGTATAGCCGATGTTTTTCTTTTCCTTTTCAACGGCCATTCTTACGTCTGATGCCGACTTCCAGTGAATCACGTGAGGCATTTCAATGACATTCGTCACTACTCTCATGCCTCGGAGCCCCATCTCTAACGCACCACCGGCGCCACCAGCAAAGTCAGAGAGGAACAATCCAATATAACACTGACCGTATATTTTGTCAGCGTAGCCTGCCCTCCACAGGTCGGAGGGAATGCTGAAGTCACCTACAAGCACATTGGGCAGGGTGTTGACTATATCACTGCCATGATACTTGGGTTTGTGTTTGTTCAGATAAGCATATACCTTATCTCCTTTTTTCATCGGCTTTCCGTTATCCCAGACAGGGAATTTCATTAACCTGCATCCTATGCCTTTTGCGTTGAGATAACTCCAAACCGCAGGAAGTGACGTGGTGTGAAGGCATTTCTTCAGTAAGGGTAAATTACCTCTACGGTCTTGAATCCTGCAATCATTACCGGTCCAGTTCAATACAACTCCTGAACGGTGTTCGCTGAGAAATTTCAAATCGTACACACCAAACACAACAACAGGTTCTTCCGGGTTGTCATATGGCCTGAGCCTGTACTTACCCAAAAAATCAAAGTGCTGCACCCACTTACCTACTATGCCTTGACGTATAACCATTTGTCGCCTATGTCTATGTAGTTCTTTACTTTCCTGCTCAGTTCCGAGTTGTCGTCGTTGCGGTTCTGATACTCTTTTTTGATGGCATCATACACGTCTGTCATGTTGCGCCACTGAATAGCACACGGTAATCGGCTATTGCTTATCGTCCTACGGCCCATAAGCCCCATCTCGAGAATCGAATTACTCAAGCCGTCGTGATCCAGTAGACGCACACCAACAAAGCACTGCTCGTAGATCTTCATAAGCTCGTCACGGGAATAGCTGTTGAAATGAGTGTAATAGAATTTGAACGGCAACAGTCCTTCGAGCCTTTTGATATTGGCTACCTTGTATTTTTTGTACATCCCCGGCGATGAATTACCGATATAGCAATAGACTCCTTTACCCATGGGTTTTCTCCCGATGTCAACAGAAGTAGGAGTTATAGGCATAAACGATGCCCTGATGCCTTTCTTTTTCAGTGTCCGCAGTACCTCCATCGACTTGGCGTAATTAATAGCACCCTTTGAATTGATAATCTTAGCCTTTGCGTCATTAACCAAAACAGCATCGGTGCCGCACCAGACGATAATCAAAGGCATAGCAGCAGCGGCGATAAATTCGTAATCATCAGCCTTGTAGACACCATATACCACGCATGGAGCGGAGGGGTTGTTATATGGTGTAAGATCGAACTTATCCATAAGCCGGGAGGCAAACGTAGTGACGCTGCTGCTTACCTTTATCTGATTAACCCTCTTCACGCCTCTTGATTTCTGCTTCTGCAACTCTTCTTG